CTTGTGTTTCAGAGATGGTCTACTCTTACCTCCGGAGCTCGTCGAGGTTATTGAGGGGACTGCATACTTTAGAGGTCAAGCCGTTGGCTAACTTTGAACAAGCGTTTGACAAGATGATGGAGGACGAGGGAGGTTACGTTCTTCATGAAGTCCAAGGAGATCGTGGCGGTCAGACCTATGCGGGTATTGCTCGCAAAATGCACCCAAAGTGGAAAGGCTGGCAGCATATCGACTACCAGGAAACACCTCCGACACAGTTAGTCCGAGACTTCTATAAAGAGAACTTTTGGGACAAGATTAAAGGCGATGATTTAACGCATGACGTTATAGCCTCGTCCCTCTTTAACTTTGCTGTTAATGCTGGCGTTCCTGTGTCCATTAAACTTGCCCAGATATGCGTTAAAACAGCCCCAGACGGCGTTATTGGCCCTAAGACCATATCAGCACTCAACCAAGCCAATCCAGAGCTATTTGTGGCCTATTACGCGCTAGCAAAGATTGCTAGGTATCGTGACATTGTGACGCGAGACAGAAGCCAGATTAAGTTCATGTTGGGTTGGATTAACAGGACGCTCAAGCTATGAACCTGCTCGGAATCTCTTCCATCGTTGATAGCGTCGGAAAAGTTATCGGAGACCTGCACACATCCGATAAGGAACGCATGGAACTTGAGCTTGAGGCCAAGCGTATTGACCAGGCGATAGACCTTGGTCAAATGGAAGTGAATAAGGTCGAGGCTGCCAATCAGAATATGTTCGTTGCTGGCTGGAGGCCTGCTATCGGTTGGGTTGGTGCTGGCGCGATGTTCTATCAGTTTCTTCTTTACCCGCTTTTGGTCTGGGCATGGACTTGGATGCAGGCAGAGCAGATCGTCCCGCAGGAAGTAAAACCACCTCCCATGCTGGATACCGACGCTCTATGGGTTATTTTGAGCGGGATGCTAGGGATTGCTGGGATGAGGAGTCTCGAGCGCGTGAAGGGTGTTGTTCCTCCGGCTAAGTCTTAGGCCTTTTATGCTGGGCAAAAATCTCGTCTCGTACCATTTGCCCGATCTTGTCTCCGTGTACTTTGTCGATCTTCTCGATGATCGGAAGTCGTTTGCTTTTGGGTAGTTTCAGGATCATCTTCGCCCAGTCTTGAACGACAAACGGCAGTGCACTTTCGTACGCTGCCGCTATCTCCTCAACATCAGACGACTTAACTTTCTTGATAAGGTTGATCCACGACTCCACGGATCGACCACTCCTTAAACGCTTTGTGCTTTGCCATAGTGTCTGGGCACTCGGTTGACGGCGGAATCCAGCCGTGTTCCCTCCAGATTTCCTCGACGAGTCGGAAACGATCTTTCCTCGTCTGAGCCTTTATCAAGTCTTGCCAACTCATAAAAGGCCTTTCGGGAACGGATAGACTGCATCAGCGTGAGGAGTCCCAGGCCTCGGTGCATTGAAAAACCTCCTTTTGTCTAACTCTGTAGGCTTCCAGAAACACTCTGGAGCCTCAGACTTGATGATATGAATGATTCTCTCAAGTACGGGAGAGTCATCAGAAATGTTTGCTGGTCTTTTAGCAAACGCCTTTTTCAGCATGGTTTGGTGGTGTACGCTTAACATTAGAACGGTACTGAATCGTCGTCATCGACTTTGGTTGATCTTACTTCCGCGTCTTTCTGCTGGAACTTTAGCCCCAAATACTTTCCGTCGGAACCCTCGTTAACCCAGCCAGAGATCCAGTATTCGACCCCATTAATCATTGCTGAACCTCGATAGTCTGGGTGCACATCCTTCTCCTTCTTCTTGTTCTTGCTGATACTTCCTGTCAGTTCTTTTGGCATAGCTTTTCTTCCATTTGAGTAACTTCGTTGAGAAAGGCAACCAGATCAGCCTCGATCTTAGTTAGCTCTTCCGGATTTGGCTCGTAACGTACGATGAAAAGTTGTAGATGTTCAGGAAGCCTTGGGTCGAACGAAACAAAGTCGCACCAAGTCCTACCTGTCACGAGCATTTGAGTGAGCATTTGTGGTTTGTATTTGGCGGGAACCTCCTTAGAAAGTAAGTAATCAACATGAGTGTTTGAGTTGGGACACTTGATCTCAATCAGTCCTGACCCTGCGAAACCGTCAGGAGACGCTCCAAGCCACTTAATCGACTTGTGGGTATGAAAACCTGTCTGCTCGACGAAATGCCCTGTGTGGACTTCGTATGCTGCTCTGGCAACAGGTTCTTGCTCTGTACCCCATTGCATATAAGTATTTGTATAAGAATCGCTTTGTAGTCCCGTCAGACGCTCTGTAACGAGTTGAATCTGATAGTTCCTGCGCGTAGCCGTTCCTTGTTTCGCAAGCGCGTCTGAGGCTCTGCTAGCGGTTAGGTGGCCCAGTCTTGCTTTGTACCAATCATCAGTTCTTTGTTCCATGTTGCACCTTTAATATCCCTCGTTCGATCATTGCTTGCATTGTGTTTATGTACGCTTGGTTCCAGAAGTCTCGACGTTCTTCGCGAGACATTTCTTTTCCCTGGTCTAAGTATGAGTGACAACGAAAGCATAGGGATGCTACTAAAGCATCAGAAACTTTGATGCCCATGCCTTTTCCTTGATTTCTATGAGCAGCGACTACAGTCCCGTCCTCACAAAAACACGCTCCACAAGGCAGATGCCTACAAGCCTCAAGCAACTTTTTGTTGGTGTACATTGATCTTCCTTAAGTCAAGTTCAGCGTCTTTCATCTCGTCTGTCCAGATCAAGCCCTTCTCTAGCGCGTACTGTAAAAGTTGCTCCACCATGTCTGAGAACTCAGATACCGTAAGCGAAGCAGTGGAAGGCTCGATTTCTTTTACCTGACCACCAGGGAGTTCGACGACACGAGAAGGCAAAAACCTCGTCTTAGCCCACTCGTGCCAGATGTCTTGGGTGTACTGCTGGCCCATTAACTGTTCCGCGCAAGCTGTCAGGATCGACCAATAGAACCGATTCTGAGCCGCTGTGCGGGGTGGTTTGGAGATAGTTACCATGTAGCCTAGTTCCGTGGCTTCTATGGCCTCTATGACCCTCCTACGGTCATTCTCAGTTGTTAGTATTGATCTCATTTCTCAGATACCAGTTGTAGTTTGCTCGAAAGGCTCGTCTTTCAAAGTCGGTGAACTTGTCGTGACGATCGGAAAACATAGCCTCGACCATGCGTCTCTTGAATTGTTTACCGTCAACGTCAAGCCACATCAGATAATTGTCGAGCCCAGACTCGTAAAGGTCTCCGAATAGAAACCGCATGGCCGTGATCGTGTCATCTTGCGGTCTAGTTTTGTAGGGTGCTTTGCAAGCGTCATCAACTGCTAGTTGAATCACAGACCAAAGCAGTTTCTTGCAACGCTCGGTCTGGATTGAGTCCAGTAGACCTTCTTCAAATGTGTTCAGGTTCATTTTCGTTTGTAGTAGTAAGCCCAGGCTTGCCTGTAAAGTTTTTCTTTTGTTACCAACTTGCGATCCTCTAGTGCGCGAATCATCTTCAAGGCGTTTTGTGGTGTGCAACCGAACTTGTTTGCCAGATCGTTAAGCGACATCCACTCATCGATTGCTGCCAAGTAAGCCTTTTGTGTCGGTGTCAGCGGTTTGGACTTGTTAAGCATCAACCGGCCAAACTTTTCTACCGACTTCAGGAACTCACCTCGGTGAGAAATGAGCACTCCTGATCGTTTAGCGGCATCAAGAATCTGACTCATTTAATCTCCGTCAGTTCTTTCTTTCGTTGTTCTTTAGCTGCGTCTAACTGATTGATAGCTTGCGGATCATTCTTGAACTCTTTGTAGCTTGTAGTCCATGCCGCTTTCAATTCGTCTACTGTTTTGGCTTCTGAAAGCGTTTTTATGTGATCGTCTACGGAAGGCTTATCTTCTTCTGGCAAATCTTCTCCTGCGTAGATGTATAAGCCAATTCCGTGTAGCGAGATAGCTTTAGCTAGACACCTTTGCATAGCTGTATTGACTGCAAACGCATCTGGGTTAGAAATCGCTTTGTTCCTGTGATCCATGACGGGAAGTTGTGCAGTGCGGGATACTCCAAAGGCTTTGACCTCGCAGAACACCATCACCGTGTCATTCCACATTTGGTGAGGCTTGTACTCCCAGGTAGCCGTAGGGTCGTGTTGCAACAACGTATCTACAGCCCAGGCCCAAGAGAGGTAAGAAAGGCCGTTTTTCTTCTCGACCTTCTCGGTTACGTTGATCTTTCTGAGTTCATTGAATTTCATGTTTGGCTCCTTTATTTGATGAACAGGTAGAGCAGTGTTCCGTAGCAAATCCCCAATAGCGCGCATAGTGCCCAATCACTCCTCGTTATCTTGTACTTGGTCAAGTTCGTATTCCTGTTGTTCCAACTGTTGTTGGTAGTCATTTTGTTCCCTCTCTCTGTCGTATTCGTAAAGTTTTCTGTCTAACCAGGCATCGTAGTCAACGCTCATTGGAGTTCCTTTGTGTAGATCGTGCAGAACTGTTCTACGTTAGCTGCAAATAAAATCTCGTTGATCTTGATGTTGTAGTCGTTGTCGAAATATTCCTTGATGATTTTTTCTAACTGCTCTTGTGTGAGTATGATTTTCATGTTGGCTCCTGTAGGGGGCGAACCCCCTGACTGTTAGAAATCGACAGTGAAGCCTTCTTCAAGCATCATGTCGTAAAATTCAGGAAGTTTTGACTTTGGTATTTCGCAAGAAACACCACCCCAAATGCGCTGCTGCGCTTTCGTTGTATGGGCAACTACTTTGACGGAAGTTGCTGAGAAGTCAGCGGAGAGAATCTCGAAATCGCTCATGGAGGTCTCCTTAAAAGAGCGGGTTAATAAGTTCGTTTGCATGGGTGTATATTGACTGAAATAACCCCATAAGACTGTCATCGTGACGACAATTTCTGCCACTGATACCAAAAAGAAACGCCGTTCGTCGGTAAGTCCTACTCAGAGGTCTTTAGCTGCGCTTCGTGAACGAGGTTACTTATGTCAGATCGTCGAGCACTGGAACCCGTGGGCTCGTATACGCCAGGACTTATTTGGGATAGGCGACATACTTTGTCTCAAGGACGAGGAGACGTTGTTAGTTCAAACGACCTCAAGAGCTAACGTATCAGCCAGAGTAAAGAAGATTGCAGAGAGTGAGCACTTACCGGCTATCTTGCAAGCAGGCTGGAAGATAGAGGTTCACGGATGGGGTAAGTTGAAAGAAGGGTGGACTTGCAAGGTTATTGAAATTTGATTTAGACTCTTATTTGTTTCACCGCATTGGCTAGGGTAGCTCCCGAAAAGCAGCCTCATCACCTGCCTGCCAAATGCTTCTTCAGTGATGGCAACCTTTGATGAAAGGTGACAATGCACTACTACCAACACCATATTGGTGACTTCATTAAGGACACCTCGTTCTTAACCAACGAAGAAGTTGGCATCTACATGAAGTTACTTTGGCTTTACTACGACACAGAAAAGCCGCTTCCAAACTCACTGCATGAACTTTCAATGAAGGTCAATGGCCGAGACAAAGAGCAGGCCATATCTGGACTTCTTGGCATGTTCTTCACGCTAAAGGAAGGGAATTGGCATCACAAGCGTTGCGATAGGGAGATAGCTCACTATCACCAGCAACTTGAGGCTGCTTCAAAGGCTGGGAAAGCGTCAGCCGCTAAACGAGCGTTGAACAAGCGTTCAACGGACGTTCAACAGCCGTTCAACGACCGTTCAACGACCGTGCAACCAACCAACAACCAACAACCAACAACCAATAACCAACAACCAAATATAAAGCAACGCTCGGCAAGCTCGCTTCGTCCTGATGACGTTAGCGAATCTGTTTGGGATGACTTTCTTGCTATCAGGAAGGCTAAGAAGTCTCCGCTTACAGAAACCGCACTCAAAGGGATTAGGCGAGAAGCAGGGGCAGCAAACCTAACGCTTGAGAAGGCTTTGCAGATGTGTTGCGCTAGAGGTTGGCAAGGGTTCAAGGCTGATTGGGTTACAGACGATCTTAAGAAGGATGACCACTACAAGCAGTCTTTAGACATTATCTTTGGCAGAAACAGGCGAGAGAAGGACATCACGCCTAACAATCTACTGGAGGGCTAAGACATGGACATACAGGTTATCGAGGCGATCTTCAAGAAACTTTCCATGACTTACGGCAAGGCCTTCTTAGACCAGTACCGAGACATGAACATGCAAGAGGTTATGGAGAACTGGGCTCACGAGCTATCTGGATTCTCTACAAGTCCTCATGCCGTTTCTTACGCAATGGAGTGTTTGCCAGCAGATAAGCCTCCGAATGTATTGCAATTTAGGTCTTTGTGCAGGCAGGCTCCTCCTCCGTTTTATCAGCGTCTGGAAATGACGATAGATAAGACTAAAGGACTAGAGCAGGTTGCAAAACTCAAGCAAATAATTAGACCTCGCAACTTAGAAGGGGAATTTTGATGAATAGAGAGGACATTATCCGCATGGCGCGTGAGGCAGGGCTTGATCCTGACCTTTGGAATTACACCGATGCTTTTGAACGCTTCGCCGCCCTTGTTGCTGTTGCTGAACGTGAGGCGTGTGCGAAGGTGTGTGATGAGAAAGTGGACGCTGAATATAAAACAGGCAAGGTTGATCACAACGAGATGGGATGGACACAAGCCTGTGCAATAGCAATCAGAGCAAGGGGTGAGCAATGACAACAAATGAGCAATTCATAACACAAGTGGAGCTTGCTACTCGATGGAAGATCAGCGAAGCAACACTGGAACGTGACCGGTCTTTCAAAAAGGGGGTCCGGTATATGAAGTTGGGTGGATTGATTCGCTATCGGTTGCAGGACGTTATTGACTACGAAAACGCATGTACACACGAGCCGGAGGTGAAGAACGGTGGATAAAGACGACATTATCAAGATGGCGCAGGAAGCGGGGTTCGCAACATCATGGACCGAAGCCGCTGGAGAAGCCCTTGAACGCTTCGCTGCACTTGTTGCGGCACATGAAAGAGAGGCGTGTGCAAAGGTGTGTGACGTGCTTGGGGTGCATCCGGCATTGAATGTATTTAATGGTGGTCCTGAGTGGTACAAACATGGAAAAGACTGCGCCGCAGCCATACGAGCAAGGAGTAAGCAATGACCGACAAAGAAAAAGCCTACGCTCTGCTAAGAAAGCTAGCAGACGAAACAACGTATGTGATGGTTCATCCTAACGAGCTAAGAATCTTATTGCACGACCTAGACCAGATGAGACTAAAGGTTGACATCGCTAGAGACAATTTGATGGATGCTTGGAATCTTTACAAAGGGGATATGGCATGAACCGTTTTGCTTTAGTCAGAGAGCTAGTCAAAGACCCGTCATTGCGAGTCACGGAGATTGCATGGAAAACTGGCTACAACAAAGGTCATGTCTCAAGACTACGCAAGGAAGCTAAAGGAGATTCCATGATCGAAAACAAAAGCGCAAAGACGCCAGCAGATAGTTCTATGGCGTGGGGTTGTCAGTGTGGCAGAGCTTATACGGTGACATGTATTTCAAGCAAACCACAAAAGAAGGAATGGGTTGGGCTGACGGCTTATGAAATACAAGAGATCTATTCAGGAAATCAGCACTGGGGCAATTTTGCTTGCGCCATAGAAGCCAAGCTAAAGGAGAAGAACAGTTGAAAACCTATCTTGCAGGCGAAGCTGTGTGGAGAAGGCCAGCCGATCAATCGCCACCACGAGGTGTCAAGATGCTTCTGTTGAATCCTGGAGGTGTGTGCATAGTCGGGACTTGGGAAGATTGGGCTCTGGCTTGGGCTCCGCTGCCTAAAGTTCATGGTGAGATCAAGGAACTACTTATGAAAGGAATAGCATGAGTGGCGATCACAATATGAAGGATTCTTTTGAGTGCCCAAGGTGTGGGCATTGCTGTGCGGTTGATGAATGGGCCGACGTAAACCACCCCAAGCACTACACGTCTCATCCATCGGGAATAGAGTGCATAGAGATCACGGAGCATATGAACTTCAACCTTGGTAATGCTACGAAGTACGTTTGGAGGTCGAGCCTAAAAGGTAACGAGGTCGAAGATCTCAAAAAAGCTATTTGGTACTTAGAAAGAGAGATAGCGAGGATAGGATGACTGACGAGCAAAAGAAAATTCTTACTTACCTGAGAAAACGTAAGACACCAGCAGACTTAAAAGCAGTGAGGTTACAAACAAAGATTGACAAGCAAACGGCGGTCAACTGCCTAAATTCTCTGTTAAGAAAAGGATGTATAAAGACAACTATTCAAATCAATGTCTACGCAAAGGAGCGCGTCTGGGAATGGGTCAAGGACGAATACGAGGTCAAGAAGGTTTCAAGACCGAAGAAGAAGTTCAAGCCTGTTGTAGAGCAAGAAGAAGTAGACATTAGTTTTTTCCACAACCCGTTTAATCTGAGGGTCGCATGAACTTACACGAAGCAGCAGCCATGAGCGCAGCACAAGACATCATCGAGCAGGCGCAGTCAACAAGTGCGTTAGAGCAACGAGCACTAGCAATTGTCGATCTGTCTGTTGAGCTACATAAGAAAGCCATAGACCTGAGACTGCAAGCAGAAGAGATTCTCAAAGAAATAAGGTATGGGTTAAAATGAAAGCTGGCTCCTTCCCCTCCTTTGCCCGACGCGACGTTGGGCGTTTTTTTGTATGAATGCGGCGGTTTACACGGCGATCTTTGGCAACTATGACCCATTGCACTATGCGGTCAAGCAAAGCGTTCCTACGGCCTTCTACGCGATCCTGGACGGTGCTAAGAAGCCTCAAGGATGGCAACAAGTCATCACAAGCAGACGCTTCTCAGATCCGCGTATGGATGCTAAGTGGTTTAAGGTATTCCCAGACAAGCTAGAGTTCGCTGAGGACTACGTTATCTGGATAGACGGGTCGATAAGGATCACGAGCCCTGAGTTTGTGGCCTACATGATCGACCAGGCCGGAGATACGATGGCAGCATTCCAACACCCATGGCGGACTTGTATCTACCAAGAGGCCGGAGAGTGTTGGGACATGGTTAAGTATCAAGACCAACCTATTTTGGCTCAGGTCGAACACTATCGGGATCAGGGATGGCCGCAGGATGCAGGTCTTATTGCTGGCGGGGTTCTATGTTGGAAGCGAAGTTACATCAATCCCCAGGCTAATCAAGACTGGTGGATCGAGATGATGAAATGGACGCTACAGGATCAACTGTCCTTTCCAATCATCGCAGACAGAAACGGGTTAGAGGTTAACGTTTGTACAGAAAACCTCATGAATAACAAATACTTTCAGGTGGTAGCCCACCATAGGATGGCGGAGTATGAAAAAAGTTCCGATACTCATTTGTACGGTAGGGAGTCCAAGTCTTGAAATCACGTTGTCGAGCATCCGTCTTTACGCCAAAGAAGCGCCGATATATCTGTCGAGTCGGGCCGAGACAATGGATGAACGAATTTACAAGTGGGTACTCAACTCGGCGGGTAACTTTGGTGATGCCTACAACCGGATCATGGATGACGCATTTAGCTCACACGATGCAGTCATCATTGCCAACGACGACATCTGCTTGACTCCAGACTCTTATAGACTCATTCTTGAGGATGCAGAGCATCTACAGAAGGCGGGGCATAAGATCGGGGTTTTGGGGGCGAGGTCTGACAATATCTTAGAGGCCCAGAACATCCGGTTCGAGGGCGGCGCAAGATGTGGGATGAAGTGGGCGGAAGAACAGACGATCAAAGAGACGAGCGTGATTGCGCCGATCTTTGCTTACATCACGAAGGAAGCCTTCCAGTCGGTTAGGTTCCCGCCAATCAATTGGTTTTCAGATAACGTCTTTTGTCATACACTTACGGTATGTGACTTTAAGCATTTTGTTTCAAGGAGTTACGTTCACCACGCGGGCAGTCAAACGGTGGGCAAGGACGACTCCAAGAACATTAAGGAGGCAGCAGCATGGCTGTGGAAAAACGAACCGGGGATCGCAAAGCATTACCGTCTCCCTACAAGCTAAAAGTGCCTCCTGTACCCATTAGGTATGACAGGAAAGTAGGCATTCCTTTACAACCCAAGGAAAAGAAATGAAAGGCTTGCTTTCCCCTAAAGTCATGATCGTTGTTAAACAAAACGACGAGGAAGATGACGAGAGTTGTCCGCTTCCAACGCAAGATGAGGCTTTGAACGAAGAGAACAAGGCAATCGCAAAAGAGAAGGCAATGTATGGCCCTGAACGAGAGGGCGATACGCAGTTCTGGAGAGACTTAGGCGCAAAGTGGCGTATCTCTGCGAGTCAGGCCAAAGAAAGGCGTTGCGGTAATTGCGAGTACTTCGACATGGACATGGAAGATTGCCTGCCAGAAGGTGCGGGTTATTGCCATCAGTGGAACTTTATGTGTGCGCCGGACAAGTCTTGCGCTTCTTGGGAGATGGGCGATGAAGAAGGCGGAGAAGAAGAT